TTGTATCAATTGTAATGGTTCGTGGGGTGTATATGCAGGCGCAAATAAAAAGCCCGCCACATATCAGTGACGGGCAACAGAAAGGATAGAAACATATGAAACCAAGAGTAACAACAAAAGGTTTTCAAGTGTCGTTAGGGGATAACTGACACATCTATATTATATAGCGATTTGTGTAGAAGTAAATCACATATTTTCACATAATTATAACATAATTATAACATTATTATGATGTACTGTATTAGTAAAGAAAGGAGAACAGACACAGATGTATGAAAAGAATTTATGTGACATTGCACATACATTATTAAAGGCTAGTCTTGAATTAAAGAATGAAAACATTACAGAATCAGACTTAACCAGATTGTATCATCAAGTGTGGTCTATGCACAGCACATTAATGTATATTATGTATCGCTCAGATGGTGGTGAATATGAAAGTGCTGGCGGTTTGTATAGCACCACAAACTATTATCTTATTAAGATTATAGGCATGATTAAATTAAAGAGAGGTGAAGAACATGAGAAAGACAACATTTACATTAAGAATTGATGTTCTTGAAGCATTAGACAAGAGAGTAGATACAGAGACTTATGTCATGGGATTGTATGCGTTGACTGATGCAATCAAGACCAGCAAAGATACAGACGTTGATACGTTTGACACTGTCATGGATATTCTAGAGTATGCGCAGGAACTTATTGACGGTGATGGCTATTATCACAAAGTCAGAAAGATGGGTGATGATTTCGAATGAAGTATAGTGTACTGAATGAATACAAGAAAATGACTGAGTTCGCTTTAGAACTGATCATTGAAATGGCACACAAGTGTGCTGCTGATTGTGAAGTACCATCTAAGGACTATCACAGATATTGCGAAATTGAAATGTATGCAGATATTGCATTAAAATCAAAGTATAGGAGAATATAACATGTATGAATTACTTGTGTACAGAAATGGAAAGCTTCAATTCAAGCTGTATTCTAAAGCGTTGAAGTACCTGCATAAGGTACTTTCAAAAGACAATGAAATTGGTACATATGAACAGATGTACAGTGTAATGAGATTGTACAGACAGTGGATTACTGTAATTAATGGTGACACATATGTTATACGGAGTGTGAACCATGAAGAAAAGTAAATACTATATTGACAGATACAAACTGAATACACAGTCACAGTATTTCTATAGAGATAATCTGTCAGATGAACAGCTGATAAAATCGGCAAGGGTGCTAACAGATGTAGCTAGAAAGCGTTTGAAGTCATTCAAAGAAAGAAGAATTGATTCAATGCGCTACACAAATCTAGAACGTATATATGACAAGTCATTTATGCGCAGGCGCAAGGATATGACGCTGTCAGACACTGAAAGGCGTAAATATATGTATTATCTGAATGAACTTGAAGAATATATGTATGAGCGTCATATGACTGTAAGGGAAACGTTAAAAGATTATAATAGAGCAATTAAAGACTATAATGATGCCTTGGGTCTTAATCTGAATGAAAAGCAATACCTTCAGCTGGTTAAGGTTATTGACCTGATGAAAACAATTGACCCTACAGTAGCGTCTGAGCAGCTGATTGATTTGGCACATCAATATAATGATGCTACATATAAAGGTAGTACAATAGCACCTAAAAAGCTATTGAAACTTGTTGACAGCTTTCTAGAGAAGCAGGAGAAAGTAACAAGAGGCAAAAAGCATAAAGCTATTGTTAAAATCAGAGGTGAGTTTAATGAACAGTATGAAAATTTACAACGTGAACAGCGTAGGAGAAAAACTCACCGAGAAGTTACAAAAGTGTCAGAGAGTAACACCGCCACGAGGTCGAAAAACCGGCGGTTCAAGAGGTAAGAAATATGTTAATGCTATCAGCGCGTTTGACATTGAAACTAGTGATAATGGCGTTTATAATTGGCTATATATTTGGCAGTCTTGCATAGACGATATAATTATCACGGGTAGAACATGGGAAGAGTTTGACCAGCTTCTAACGATTATAAAAGAAGCTATCGCAGATGATGAAACATTTGTTTTCTATGTTCATAACCTAAGCTATGAGTTTCAATATCTGAAAGGGGTTTATGATTTTCATGCAACTGGTTCACGTGATGACACTGTATTCATGATGGACGATAGAAAGGTTCTAAAATGTACAGTCAGGGATAACATTGAGTTTAGATGTTCTGCACTTCTGACTAACATGGGTCTGGGTGCATTTACTAAAAAGATGGGTGTTGAACATCAAAAACTTGACGGTGACGAGTTTGACTACAGCGAAATAAGATATCCGTGGACTGAACTGACAGAAGAACAGCTTCATTACTGTATCAATGATGTCGTGGGGTTAGTTGAAGCCTTGAAAGTTAAGTTTTCACTTACAAGTGAAACACTTGCAACAATTCCATACACTAGTACGGGGTATGTCAGACGTGACGCAAAGTTTATAACACGAAAAATAAGAAAAGCGATAACAACGATTTTACCTGATGAAGAAACATATACAATGCTGAGATATGCTTTTAGAGGTGGTAACACACACGCTAACAGATATTGCAGTAATGTTATACTTGATAATGTTATGTCTTATGACCGTTCCAGCAGTTACCCAGATGTTATGGTAAATTGCAGGTTTCCAACAACACCATTCAAGAAAGTAAAAATTACAGACTTATATAAAGTTGACTGTATGAAAAAGAATGCCTATGTTATTGATGTTGATATATATGATGTAAGGGTAAAAGAAGATGTTACAATACCATATCTATGTATGAATGATTATATAGATATAGAAGGTGCAACATATGATAACGGGCGTGTTCTGGTGGCTAAACATATGCATATGTGTATCACTGATATTGACCTTGCTATTATATTGAAACAGTATAATTTTACGTATCACATCAACAAGGCTATCACTTCAAAGTATGGAATGCTTCCGAAATGCCTGAGAGAATTATGTATTGCATACTATAAAAATAAAACGGGTTTGAAAGACGTTAAGGGTAAAGAATTAGAATACTCACTTCATAAAGCATTGCTAAATGCCATCTACGGAATGATGGCACAAGACCCTGCGAAACAGACAGTTTTATTTGATGGAAATGAAGCAAGTGAAAGCAACAAGGAAGTAAAAGAGCTGCTCAATTCAAAAGGTTTCAAACTTCCATATCAGTGGGGTGTATGGGTAAGTGCATGGGGTCGCTACAGACTTCAGAATGGTATAGATATAGCTGATTTGAATGGACGTGATACAATGGTTTATTGTGATACTGATAGTGTAAAGCTGATAAAGAATGAAAAGTCAATCAAGGCATTTAAGGAATTGAATAAAAAGCTGCTGGCTGAAAGCAAGAAAAATGGCGCTTATGCTACAGACCCGCAAGGACGTATACATTACATGGGTGTTTACGAGTGTGAAACCGAAAAAGAACCCAATGGAACATATGAAAAATTCAAGACCATGGGTGCAAAGCGCTATGCTTATGTTGATCAAGACGGTCTACATATAACAGTAGCAGGAGTAAACAAGAAAGACGGTGCTAAAGAACTTAAAACAATAGAAAACTTCAAAGAAGGCTATCTATTTGAAAAGAGTGGCAAGACAAGCGCCAGCTATTGTGATGAACCTGATTGTGACTATCTACTTGTTGATGGTAAAAGAATCAGGATAACACCGTTTATCATCATCAAAGAAGTAAAATATTTATTGTCTCTAACGAATGAATACAAGAACATTCTAGAGTATATTGCAAATTAAAAGAAAGTAGAGGAGATTAAAATGTTTGCAGAAAAGTATGGTAAGAAGATTGTTGACTGGGGTGTAGAAACTGGAGATTTCAAGTTTCTAAAGATGGAAGAAGTGCTAAATGCATTTGGTGCAAGGCAGAAGATTGACGGTTTGTTTACAACAGCTGGCAAGTATGGTGAGCAGGGTGTACTGATTCTTGCTGATAGAAAAGTACTTATGAATACACCATCACACATGGTAGATACTTTTAAGGAAATTCTACATGATGATGAAGCTATCAAACAAATCAAAGACGGACTTGTAGGTGTAGAAATTTATTCATACAAGTCAAAGCAGTACGGTAGAACATGCTACAGCATTAACTTCATTGACTTACCTAAAGAAGAACTACCATTCTAATCCAAAAGGTGCATACGCACCTTTTTTCATTTATAATGATGATGAGGTGATAGAATGATTAAAAAGGTAAAATATCTAGAAAATGGTTATCTTGACGTAAGAGACTTAATAGAAAATTCAAATACATTCACATTCGGTACAGGTGGTCGTGGTACTGGCAAGACATATGGCTTGTGTGAGTGTCTTGCAGAAGACTATGAAGAAAGCAATGATAAAATGTTTATCTATCTCAGAAGACGTGAATCAGAGTCAAAGGCAATAAGTACACCAGAGACAAATCCATTTCTAGACCTTACAAATGTAAAGGAAAGTAGATGGTATAAGAAAGACCCGCCATTTATACCTGAAGTGCTTGAAAGTAAAACGGGTATGATAGGTTTCAGAAGTACAAAGACAGATAGAATTTGTGGCTATCTCTTTGGATTGAGTACATTCTATAAGGTAAAATCAATTCCGTTTCCGCTGGTTGATATAATTGCATATGATGAGTTTATACCAATGTCAGGTGCTAGAAAATTCAAAGATGAGTATAAGACATTCACTACTATGTATGAAACAGTAAACAGAAATAGAGAATTGAATGGCGAAAAACCATGCAAGTTTATTGCTATGAGTAATTCTGAAATGCTTGGTAATCCTATGTATTTGGGGCTGGGTGTTGTCAATGAAGCGCTGAAGATGCAGAAAGACGGGAAAGATGTTTATAACGATTTGAGCAGGCAGCTTACAATTGTAATATTGAAAGATTCACCAATCAGTGAAAGAAAAGCAAATACAGCACTGTACCAGCTTAACAGAAACAGTACACTGAATAAGGTATCATTAAAGAATGAATTTCTATATGATGACAGACTTGTAAAAAGTAAAAATCTGAATGGTTATATGCCAGTTGCATGTGTTGGTGAATTGATCATTTACAAACATAAAACATTAAGCGACTATTATGTAAGACTTGGAAATAACAAGGGTGTTCGTAATTATCTTGCAACTGATGAAGACCTGAAAAGATTTCAGACAAGAGAAACTAAACTGCTGCGTGCTTACATATCACAGAAAATAGCTTTTGAAACATATGAAGCACAAACAATATTCTTGCTTTACTGGGATTTTTAGACGATAATATAGACGGTGCTGGAGTACATGACCAACCGCCTGAAGCGGTGTACATGCCTTGGTCAAGGCAAGAACCAGCTCCATTAGTTTATTAAAAATAACGGAGGTATGTTATATGGATATTAACGCACTTACAACATTGATTTCTAGCATTGGGTTTCCTATTGTAGCATGTTGCGCTATGGGCTACTACATTACAAAGGAACTTCATGAGATGCAGGAAAACATGCAGGAACTGACATTAACTATCAGAGAGTTAAATGTTAAACTTGCAAATGGGGCAGGGGGTGAACTGACAAATGAAGACATTCAGACTGAGGACTAAAGCACCTGACCTTAATGACCCGAATTTCAATTATCCTAAAAATCCATGTTTAAGAATCAGCGGTTCACATTGCATACCTAATTGCGTTGGGTTTGTGTACGGGTGCTGGCTGGAAATGTTCGGTGCTCACAAGCTACCAACGACGGACGCAAGAACATTCTACGGTCATTGGGTGGACGGTTACAGCAGGTCACAGACCCCAAAACTTGGTGCTATTGCGTGCTGGAATGGTGTTCATGGTCATGTTGCTATTGTTGTGGGTATTCATTCAGACCACATTACAGTAGCACAAAGCAATTACGGTGGTACTTATTTCGAGGTGGTAAACTGCTACAGAATGAGCAATGGCGGTTACAAGTCACATGCTGGCAACACTAAATTCCAAGGGTTTGTATACCCGCCTGACGGGTTTGTATATGCAGACAGACCTATGGAATCAAATGAGACAATTGCACGAGAAGTCATTCAAGGCAAGTGGGGCAACGGTGCAGACAGAAAGAAACGCTTGCAGAATGCTGGCTATAACTACACGGTCATTCAGTCAATTGTAAATGCTTTGATGGCTGGCAATCACACAAAAACAGTTTCCGAACTTGCACGAGAAGTCATTCAGGGCAAGTGGGGCAACGGTGCAGACAGAAAGAAAAGACTTACAAATGCTGGATATGACTATGCAGCAGTACAGAGAGAGGTAAACAGACTATGCAGATGAAAGATATTCTTGATTTGGTAAATGCTGGCTTTACTAAAGAAGAAATTGTTAAAATGATCAGCACAGAAGAAAAGAAACCAGCTGAAGAGAAGAAACCAGCTGAAGAGAAGAAACCAGCTGAAGAGAAGAAACCAGCTGAAGAAAAGAAACCAGCTGAAGAGAAGAAACCAGATGAAGAAAAGAATGACAATGTAGATGCCTTGAAAGCACAGATTGATGAGTTGACAAAAGCAATTCAAGGTTTAAACATTGCAAACTCAAAAGGTGGCAAGCCTGATGATACTACAGTTGATGATACATTATTTAATCTATTAAAGTGAGGTGATATATATGGCAAGTCCTACAATTAACCAGATTGCGCAAGTTGCGAATCAAATCAATACACAAGCATATGGAAGTGACGCACAGCAAATTGATGTGAGCAATTTTGTCAGCGTTGCACAGACGCAGCTTCTACAGAACTATGATATCTTGACAAGTGCGATTTCTCAGGTACTTTCAAAAACTATTTTTTCTACACGTGCATATGACGGTGCTTTCAGAGGTTTACAGAAAGACGCCATCAAGTGGGGCAATCACGTAAGAAAGATTAATTACATGTCTATGGATTTACTTGACAATGACGAGTACAAGAATGATGTGACAGACGGTTCAGGCGGTAAAAGTGGACAGCAAGACCTTAATGGTGATGTAGTTGGTTCGGTTGACCCTTGGAAAATCAGACCGCAGGGTGTACTACAGACAAATTTCTATGATGGTGCGACATACTCAACATGGGGCACATTCTGGAAAGACCAGCTTGACCAGGCGTTTAGCGGTGTAGATGAATTCGGTGCATATATCGCTGGATTGATGAATGAAAGACGAAATGAACTTGTTTCAACACGTGAAAATCTGTCAAGAACAGCACTGCTGAATTTGATTGCTGGTGTTCTATGGTCAGGTACTTTAGAGAATACTGCAACGTCATTAGGTGAGGAAAAGAAGCAAGTCATTCACCTATTGACTGAATACAACGGGGAAACAGGTCAAAAATTGACAAACAAAACTGTATATACGGGTGAAAACTACAAGAACTTTATGCAGTGGGTGTATGCAAAGATTGCTACTACGATGAAGCTGTTAGAATTCAGAAGTAATCTGTATCACTTCAGTATTGTGAACCCTAGAAACTTACCTAATGACACTACTGGTGTTGTTAACTTTGTTAACTTAAAGCGCCACACACCTAGAAATTTATTGCATTTATATATACTTTCTGATTTCGTCAACAAATCAGAAACAATGGCACTTTCAAACACCTTCCATGATGACTATCTAAAAAATATTGGAGACTATGAAACAGTACCATTCTGGCAGTCACCATCAACACCTAAAACTATCAACCTAGAATGCAATGTTTTAAATAAATCAAGTGAAGAAGCAAACGCAACTACTCAAATCAGTAAGAAAGAAGTAACTTCTGAAAATGTAGTGGGTGTAATGTTTGATGATGAAGCTATTGGTATTACACAGATGAATCAGTGGCAGGCATCAACACCTATGAACCCTAGAGGTGGTTACTCTAACTACTTCTGGCATGAGACTTCTCGTTACTGGAACGACTTCACAGAAAATGTTATTGTTCTATGTCTTGACTAAGTGGTATCATAAAGACAAGCATTAGCTTGTCTTTTTATTTGAGGTGATAACATGAAAATTAGATTCTATACAGATTTTATTAAAATGAATAACAGTACAAAACGACCGAAAACAGAAAACAAATATATAGAATATGACGGGTGGTTCAAGGAAGCTACTTCCATCAACACACCAGTAATGCAGATTGACATTTTACCGAGAACTACACCACTTGATTTTATATACTGCTATGTTGTTGAACTGAATAAATTCTATTTCATTCAGGATATTGTTTCACGCACTAACACGATATGGGATTATTATCTTGTTGAAGACTGTCTAGCTACATGGCGTGATAGGATTCTGAACACATCACAGTATGTTTTACGGTCACTTATAAAGAAAACTGATAAAAGTTTTGTAGATGACCAGATGGTACTGTCAGCTAACTATGAATATCATGATGTGAAAATTGACGGGTTTATAGATACATCAACTATTACAGATGGGTGCTTTTGCTTAGGTATTCAGAAAGATGGTGCAGAAAGCGGTGCATTTGTTGCCGGTTCTGTTTCATATTATATAATTTCACCAGCTTCACTTCAGAAGTTTATCAATGCATTGATATCTCTAGACCTTTCAGGTGATACGGGACTATCAAAGATGGCTACTTTTTCAGCTGTCAATCCTATTCAGTATATTGTTTCTTGTGTATGGCTTCCATTCACATTGACTAAGATTATTGCACAGACTGGTAACGGTTCTGAAAGTATTGGTGTACTTGACTGGAACAGTGGTGTAAGTGGGTATCGTGTAAAGAATACAGCAATATTCTCAGACCGTGGGCGTGTTCTTGTGTCAAGTATTCCAAGGCACCCACAGCGTGCAGGATATGGCAGATGGGTAGACGTGCAGGCTTCTCAGTATGCACTTACATTACGCGGATATGGTCAAATGGCGCTAGACCCTATCATTACTGGTGATTGTGATGAGATTATTGGTGATCAGTATATTGATGTTACAAGTGGGGCTAGTGTTCTAAAAGTCTATGGTAAATGGACTAGCAACAACTATACACAATTCCAGTCACAGATGAATGCACAGATTGGTATATCTGTACAGCTGTCACAGATTCAGAAAGATATCTACGCAACAGCCACAATTATTGGCAGTACTGTACCAATTGCTATGATTGATGCAGTTGGTGGTACGCAGGCACTCACGGGTGCAATCTCAAACATTGCACAGTCTCTAGATAATGCTATGAGTGCTGCAACGGGTTCAGGTGTTTCAAGTATTCCACAAGTTGCAGGTAATGCCTTGAATGATGCGTTTTCAGTAAGAAAAGGAAGTATTGCAGACAAGGCTATACAAGCAGGTCAGTATATCTATAACCAGCCTAACAGAATGATGCGAGCATATGATGCCTCACACGGTGGTGCGATGCACTCACAAGGCGGTCATTTTTCTAGAGAATCAAAAGACCGTGCAACGCCTATTTCAGATTTTGCTTCAAAGCTGAACAGTGCATTGACATCATACATGCACAATTTTGGAGTAACTTCTGGAAGTGTCGGAAGTACTGGAACTTTCGCTTCACTTGGTGGTATTGATGAACTGTACTGTTACTTTCAGCTGTACGGCAGCTATACACATGCAATTGCTGGTACACCTGAATGCAGAATGGCTATACATCTTTCTGAATATATGAACCCTAATGAGAATCAAGAGGCATTTGTACAGATTCTTAACCCACGTGTACATTTTGGGAATACATATGAAAAGGCTAAAATCATTGACTATATGAGTGGGGGTATGTATCTAGAATGACATACACACCAAGAAAAACAAGACCAGCAGACGGTGATAAACTCTGGACGCAGATACCACACGGATATAATGCTCAGATACTTGGAAGACCGTCAGCGTGGGCTTATTCAGTCCTTGCTGACTGCACTGGGTATGTTCATGGGCGCTGGATGGAACTCGGCAATGCAACAACAGAATACAATCTCAGCAACGGACACGCTAAAACATACTGGGGTCATGATGATGGCTATGCAAGAGGGCAGACACCACAGCTGGGCGCTGTTCTATGTATGGGTGGTGGTTCAGCAGGTCACGTGGCTATTGTTGAAGAGATTCTAGACAATGGTGATATAATGTGCTCAGAATCAAATTACGACAGTGCTGTATTTGAATATGTAAGGCGCTATAAAAGCCTAGGTTATAGACGGTCTTCATCTAGCACGTCTATTGGTGGATTTCAAGGTTTTATATATCACCCGAATATTTCACCAGAACCACCAGCACCGCCATATGCTGGCGGTATCAATCTGCTGATGCTGATATCTCAGCAGAATAAAAGAAAGAGAGGCAGACATTATGGTATTAAATACCTTTGATTATGATTTTCTAAATATCTACAACGGTGTTCAGTCACCAAGTACAGTACATGCACATAACAACAGCATGGCTAGATTCTTTACACGTTACCTTTTTCAAAAGGCAACTTCAGGAATTAAATTCACATTGCCTGACAGCTTTGATTATTCCTATTTTCTTTACTGTCTGTATGCAAATGGCTATATTGGTGTAATCAGCACACCACAGTACGGTAAAATTCCTATGTGTGGGTTTGCTGGCGGTGAAGTAAATATGTTCTACAATCCTAAATCATATTTCACTTTCAGACCAGTACTAGACAGTGCTGTCAAGGAAGAATATAAAATTAAGTACAGCTTTGATAGAACACCATTCAAGGAAAACGAAACATGTCTGTTAAGACTGACACCTGACTATAGAGGTATTGTAGATATTGTACACTTATATGCTGACGCTATGGCGCTGGTGTGGGAATCATTTGGAATGAACGTTGTAAATACAAAACTTGCGTATGTATTCCTGACAAAAAACAAGACATTTGCAGAATCAATCAAGAAAATGTATGACCAGATTCAGGCAGGTAATCCTATGGTCATAGTTGATAAGCAATTGATTGATGATGATGGTAACAATACATGGGATGTATTCACCCGTGATTTGAAAAACATGTTTATTACACCCGAACTTCTAAATGTACTGTCTGACCTTGAAAACAAGTTTGATGCTGAAATTGGTATTCCTAATAACGGTGGTCAGCTGAAGAAAGCACAGATATCAAATGATGAAGCTAGTCTAAACAATGCGGGTACATATTCGAAAATTGAAATGTGGTTCGAACAGCTGAAGAAAGATATTGACTACTGTAATAAGACTATGAACTTGGATATCAGGGCTGAACTAAGATACAATAGATTTGATATCTATGAAGAGGTAAATAACTATGAGTAGAGCAACAATGAGTTATTATGCACTGTATACATTTGATGATACAGTATTTGATGAATTACAGCTTCCAGCTGGCGTTGACCGTGATACAGTCATTGAAAACTTTATTGCAGACAGTATCGAACTAGAAACACTGTACAGTGACCCCGAAACATTCAAGGCAATGCTGGGGATATGGTCAAGAAAGAGACTAGACACATGGAACGCATACTATAAAGTATTGAATGATACCGAGTACAATCCTATCTGGAATGTTGATGGAACTGTAAAATCAACCTACGGAGAACGCAAAACAGAATTGAACAGTGACCCCGTTACTTCAACGGAAAACCTAGGTAATACACACGCAGTTTCAAAAATTGGTTCACGTGTAAGTGAAACTGCAAATAAGGTTTCTGCATACAACAGTGAGGAACTGTCAAATGCAGGTGCAGTTGAAACAAATCAGCATGATGCAGTTGATGAAAGCACAATGGACGCAGTATCAAACAATTACACAGCTGGTAAACAGCACTCAGACAGCACACAGAAAGCAGTTGTTGATACAATCGAGCGTAAAGGTAATATTGGTGTAACTACAACTCAGCATATGATAGAAGAAGAATTAGACCTTAGAGACAGACACAACCTTTATGAATACATTGTAAAAGACATGATCAAGCGTTTCTGCATTCTGGTATACTAATAGAAAAAGAGGTGATATATATGAGTTTTTTCGATAAGTTTCCGTACACGAACTTTCATGAATTAAATCTAGACTGGATTATCTCACAGCTGGCAACTGTCAAGGAAAGTAAGCTGAAAGCAGTTGAAAGTGCTAAAAATGCAAAGACTTCAGAAACAAATGCAAAGACTTCAGAAACAAATGCAAAGACTTCTGAAGACAATGCTAAGATTTCAGAGACTAATGCAAAGGCTTCTGAAGACAAGGCTAAGATTTCAGAAACTAATGCAAAGGCTTCTGAAGACAATGCTAAGATTTCAGAAACGAATGCAAAGGCTTCTGAAGACAAGGCTAAGATTTCAGAAACTAATGCTAAGGCTTCTGAAGACAAGGCTAAGATTTCAGAAACTAATGCTAAGGCTTCTGAAG